TGACCGCGGGGGCATTCGACCCCCACAGCGTAGCCGTTCTTAGTACGAATTTTTTCTTTCATATCTGGTTTCCCCCTTCTCCGCCCCGTTCCCCGGCGGCCGGGCTATGTACTGGCCGGTTTTTCACCCGGGCGGCCAGCCGGGGGTGGAACTACTCCAGCCGGGTGATCACCCGGACCTGGAGGTCACTCAGGTCCACGTTCTGGTGCGGGGTGGTGAACCCCTCCACCGCGCGGGTGGACTTGCCCTGCGCGATGGGGAAGCAGATCGCCTGCTCCCCAACCGTCAGGCCAGGGAAGAGCTTAGAGGGTGCCGGGACGGCGCCCAGGCCCTCCACGATAGCCTTCGTGTCGGGGTGGCCGATGTAATGCGGCACCCCGGTGATGTCCGGCACCTCACCGGGCGGAAGAGTCTCCACCCGGTAGACCCCGTCCAGGGGGAGGACGGTGGTGGACAGGACTGCTACAAACTTGTGCTCGTAGGGGCAGAAGAAGCCCCCGGGAAATCCCATACCCTCTATTGCCTCCCGGATGCAGGCTTGCACCTGGGCGGCGGAAAATCCCCGCCCGCAAATACCCTTGCCGCAAATCGCCATTTGTCTCATCCTTTCCCCGCCTCGTTCGCCCCGGCGGCCGGGCTATGTATGCCGGGATTACGGCTCCCGGCCGGTCGGTCCCCAGGGATCAATCCCCTGGAGAAGGTACTGTGCCGTTTTCCACCGGCGGGAGTCGGCGGCAACTGGCATAACAATCGGATAGGTATAGGGTATACTTCCAACCTCTATGAGGTTAGAGACGCCCCGAAGGAGAGCCTCTTCCTCTTCGTTTTCTACCAGAAGGTGGCTGTCGTCAATGATTTTCATTTTCCTTCCCCTTTCTCCCGCCTTGGCCCGGCGGCCAGCCTCGTTTGATGGTCTTATCTTACCATCGTCATTTACCGCTGTCAAGTCCATTAGGAGGTAAAAATCAACCGTTCGCCGCGACATTTCGACCGTTCAGCGGCAAGCCCAAAAACTAACCCCTTCTGGCGCCTGCCGCCCGGACGGTCAAATGTATCTTCCTATCTCCGGCCATTCGGCCGCAAGGCGATTGAAGAGATCGGGGTAGAGGCGCCGCCAGAAGGCAAACTGTCCGTGACGTATACTGCCGCCGCCGGCACAGAACACCACGTCGTTTCGGATCCGTTCGCGGTCCCACCCTGGCGCATCATAGAGGGGTACCCACGGCAGGCCACGCGATACCAGGTACGCCCAAATGTCGCGCCCCGTCCACCGGTATAGCGGGCAACAGGTCCACTGGCGCCGCGTCCGCGCGTAGTAGATGCCGCCTCTCCTGTGCGCCAGGACCATGCGGCGCTGGTGGCTTTCCTCCATGCGCAAGCCCAGGAATACGCTCGCGCATCCGTGCCGGCGGGCGATATCGCTCAAAACGCCAAAGGATCTGCGGTACCATCGCTGTACGCTCCGCACTTCCTCCGGCGTCTCCGGCTCGATGAAAAAATGGCCAACTTCGCGAAAAATCTGAAATTCCCCGGGAGCCTCGTGGGCAACGACCTCCAGATTGTAGCGGCTCCGTGCCCACTCGACCATCCTCGTATTATCCGGGAGGGTTTCCAGCGGGCCGTAGGACTGATAAAGGATGGGGCCCCGCCAGCCGGCCAGATGGCACAGGTCCAACATGACCGTGCTGTCCTTGCCTCCCGAATAGGAAAGCGCCCAACTGCTGGGCGTTTCCGAAATCGCCTTTCGTATGATGCCAACGGCTTCTTCGACATGGCGCCGAAATGCCGGTAGCTTCGCGTGCAGACGGTACTTCTCCAGTTCCGCGCTGTCCGTCACCTTGCGATCACCTCAATCCTGTACCTGGCACCATCCCTGGCCAGCCTGTCAAGCAACACCGCCAACCGTTTCTCGTTCAATTCCGTGCCCACGAATCGCTTCCCGCACCTGTGGGCATGCGCTCCCACGAGGCCCAAGCCCATGCAGAGATCCCCGATGCAGGAGTATTCCTCGTGTTCACAGATCCAGGCGATGACATCCTCCTCGTCCAGGTAGTCCAGGGGGAGTTTCTGGTGTTTCGCGCCTCCCCTGATGATATAACAAAGGTTGTCTTTCCTGTGGTAATATGTGCTGTTATAGAACGTGACGCACCGATAAAGATGCTTCATTTCCTGGATGAATTCGCCCAGATACTCCTTTCCAACCTCCACGTAACATGTCAAAGGCGATATCTCGCTGATACACTCGAACAATCGCTTATAGAAGTACTCGAAACTCTTCTGGTGATCCACGCGCCCGGCTTTTGTGTAGAAAGTATTGAGGTTACCGAGGTTCCATGGCGGGTCGACAAAGATCAGGTCAGCATGTTTCATAAAGGACGGGAGGGGATCGAAGATGTTATGAGGCGCGACCATGCTCCCGTCATCGAAGACGGCCACCTGTCCCTTTTCAATGGGGTGGCGCAAGTAAGCATCCCCGTAAGTCCATCTATTCATCGTCGCGCACCTCCACCATCTCCCATGCCCGGGAATAAATCTGATTCTTGAACAGTTCCGCGATTCCGGTAACCTGTTTGAGGCGAAAAACCTCCTCGGCCTCCATGCCCAGCTGCTGCGCGATGGCCTCATCGTCCAGCCCCTGCTCGACCAGCGCCCGCACCAGATCCGCCATCAGCTCCACCTGGTGGACTCCCCGCGCCCGATTGAACTGCACTGTCGCAGCCATCCGCTTGCTGATGTCGTGGTCAAGCACAATGATGGGCAGTTGTTTGGCCCGCAGCCAGTCCCGGAAGATCAAGTAGCGGTGGAAGCCGTCCACTATTACGTACTTGCCCAAATCGGGGTCCCACACCGTCACGACCGCGAAACAAAACCCATTGGCCAGTATGGATTCCTCCAGCAATGCCATGTTGTTCGCGGCGACGCTGTTCGGGTTGTAGTTGTTGGCCTGCACCAGATCAATGTCCACGACCTTCACTTTCAGACAAGGCAGCGCAACAGGCCCCTTGGCGGTTTCAATGACCATCATAGCAATTCCCTCCATCTTTTAATGGCCTCGTCCCTCGGATCGGGCTTGTTGTCAATCGGCAGATTATTCTCATAATCGTTCAGCAGCAGCTGGCGACACTGCTGTCGCGCCACGTAATTATTGTCAAGCTGCCTGCCGAACCGCTTTTGGAAAATGGTCCTTTTCTCCTCGTCAGGATAGGTGGCGAGCAAAAAGTCCCGATACTCCCTCCATGATTTATAGTTCTTCGGGAGCGTCCGCGCCCGCAGCATCTTGGCGTCTTTTCCATAGATGTTGCCGATGCTGATGCCTTTTATTCTTTTCAAAAGGCGGTCATATGTTTTGGGCTCAAACTCGGGCAGATCGACCAACGCCTTGAAAGACTTCTCATGTATCAGGCTCGAAACCCGAATCTCTTGAATGCCCATGCCCTTTTTGTACATGTAGTCATATATTTTGGAATACCTCAGATTGTTGTCGTAAATGTACTTCCAGATATCGTGGAAATTCCAGTCATACAACGGATAGAAGGCATAATTATTCCCCTTCCTGGTGGACCAGTAAATGTTCTTATACCCGGGATTTTTGGATACAGTACGCCAGCGGTTGGGACTTTCGGTGGCCCGTAGTCCAATCAGGAATGCGGTGTTCTTACGAGAGTTCTGGAAGTTTTCCAAAGCGTCGTAAAATCCAAATCCCTTAATTGGATTACCAACAGTTTCTTTGTCCTGCGGCCAGGGCTTGTGCTGGATCGAGAATGGCTTTTTGGAGCGCATCCAAATTTTATGCTTTCCTGATTCCCAGCATTTTAGCTGCCCCTCAATGAGGCTCGTCGAATTGGTGAGATTAAACTCGATTTGAAACCACAGTTTTACGGTGTTATCCGGGAAGAGGTTCATTAAATAATCAATCTGCTCCACCGTGCTGTCGTACACCACTTCCTCGTCCAGGAAAAAGAGGCCCACCTTTCGACCACGACCATGCGCCTCAGTCAGGACGAGATGCGCCAGCGTGGTGCTGTCCTTGCCACCGCTAATGGAGACAATGATGTTCTCGAACTCATCAAAGATATATGAGACACGCTCTTTGGCGGCCTCCAAAACGGATTTGTTAACATACACCTGCTTGAGCATAGAATTCATCCAACCTCCGAACCCAGGATTTTGCTTCGCCTAGATAATACATGTCCACCTTCAAACCGGAACTGAGGAATCGAATGTCCTCCATTCCGGTGATCTTCAGAAAATCGTTGAAGTCAAGACGCCTGTGCGGAAAGTCTATGATAACGTAGTGCTCGCCAGGCCGTGCCTCCTTGTACGTCTTGACGTTGGGCAGCTTGAACCGGTCATTCCTGGCCACGTAAAGCAGATTCGACTGAATGTACGGCTTTTTAAAGTTGCCCGCAAAGACATGCAATTGCCGGGGTATCGTGTCCGGGTCGGAATTCCCCAGCCCATCGAAAAGCTGCTCCTTCTTCCGCTGATATTTTTGGATATCTCTTTCCTCCAAGGGAGGAATGGCGATGTCCTCGACCGTAAAATGGTGAGGCTTTATCCGCACGTCCTCTTCCGCCAAATATCTGTAGTCGAACGATTTCCCCTTGTACTTTCCTTTGCTTTGAAAGTCCAAAAGGATCATGAAATTGTCCACTTCATTGATGAATGGCAGATACTCGAATATGATTTTGTGCCCCGTCTGGTTGCAGTAATGATGCGCACAGTTATAAGTCAGGTCGTTCCGGTTCTGGGTGCGCATGCACTCATTGAACACCAGGAGAGTCTTGGGGTCAATAACCTCCAGAAGGCGATAAAAATATTCGTACATAATTATGTTTTTGTACTCAACATGTTCGACGTAAATGGTCTCTGGGATATCCAGGGCCGGTAAAGGAAACATGTCGGGGAAAAACGCAAAAACCTTTTTTATCTCATGGGAGGTAAGGTAGCGGGCTATTTCAGCCCGCTTTTCCTCCTCGCCCAAACCCACCCGTATCATGATCACACCTCCGGCATGAAGCATACGGCCTGGCAGCCGCTCCACCAGTACGGGGGTCTGTAGCCGTGAAGCGCCAGATAGGCCGATTCCACGGTGTCCGGTAAGCCGAAATCCACCGGCACGGCCCTCGTCAATCGACCGTGATACGCTTCACTCCAATCTTCTGGCCAGATCTCGACCTTCCAAGAATCAACGGCACCGAACCCCTGGCTGCTCTTCTTGCCGATGTGTGTGATTGACCGGCACAGATCGAACACGGCGTCCATGTCTCCCACGGCATACCATTCCAGTCGTGGGAAGAGCAGAACAGTCATGGGCATTCGGAACGCCTTGAACCGTGCGGCCTTTACGTCGATCTTGCCGCGGCGTCCACCGAAATTGACGTATCTCTCAAATTGCTCGTCAAACCGCTTATGCCAGTGGGTGATGTACTCCCACGACGGCCTCACGGTGTTGAATGAGCATGCATAGTACCACAGGCGGTCATTGCCGCGCCGCTCCAACGGCAGGTCGGCATCAATCCATCCGGGCGACGTGGGGTCCGGGGTGCCAGCATAAAAACAATCCGGGTGGTATTTCTTGACCCACGCCGCAGCGAGGATCGAATCCAAGGGGAACCACGGATCGTTCCCTACCACACGGCCGTCCTGCATGACGGCGGTGACCTTCAATGGACGCATGATCATACATCCGCACCTGCCAACAGAGATTTCAGTTCGGGCGCGTGGTCCTCCAGATACTGCTCATAGAGGCGAATCAGGAAATCGTCGTACTTTCCCTTGGCCTCCTCCGCCGGCCGCGACAGCCAGAGGCAATCGGACGCCGAGATGGCCAGAAATCTCCCCTCCGGCTTCGCCGCCCCTACCGGCCGCCAGTCGTATTCAATTTCCACCAGACCGCATCCCGTGCCGGACTTTCCGCCGATATAGGGGTGCTTGGAAAACTCGGCCAACGCCGAAACAAACGCCCCCACATCAAGATCGGTCATGTCGCACAGGTCTATCCGCTGATAGAGCACGGCACCGGCCGCCAGCATCTCCACGCTGTAACGCATCTGCTGGGGCATGCTTTCCCTTTTTCTCGCCTCCTTCTGGCGCCTTCCGCCTTTGTGGTCCTTCTCTTCCTCTCCCGGCTCTCCGCTGGCCAGGTACTCGGGAGGCGCCTCGATGGGTACCGCTGTTTGCGCCGTATCCAGCAGGTGGCGGCGCAGGATTTCGTTCTTGGCATCATCCGTGCGCGTAAAAGACTTTTCATATGTCCACCGCTTCCAGGACGGAGGTTTGTCCTGACGCAGGTGCGCCGGCAGCACCCGCTGGCACTCCGCCACGAGCGGATACATGGCCCCCACCTTTATCTTGCCGGGGAGAATCTGGCTTCCCACGGCCCCACCGAAGACGGACAGGAACGGTAGGCTTCGGCGGTAGGCGCGGGCCATGTCGATGTCCACCACCTGGAGGCCGCTGAGAGCGCCCCCGGAAAACAGCAGATAGAACACATCGGGACTATAGCGCATTCCGCCCAGCTTGTTTGACAGGTACACCGCGCCGCAGTCGCGCAGATGCCCGCGGAAGGCGTTACCGCTATATAGGGTGACTTCGCAGGGCATCCCGTCCGGGCCGATCAGGGTGTCGGTCGCCAGATAGGAGTCGGGCCCTAGGCTTTCGCCTATGTGCGACATAGGCGAAAGAAGGGTTATTTTGCCATCCAGTCTGATGCTCCTGAGCGTGCCATCGGCAAATGCGTTTTCATGCGTCATAGCTGTTATCCCCCTCGTTTGTTTCCAGGAATTTACCCTCCAGTGGACGTTCACGCTCCAGCCGGTCACGTACCAGCAAGACGATCAGGGCCGCCTGGCGATAGAGTAGGTCGAGCACCGTCCTGTGATCGACGCTCTGCAAGACGTCCGTCAGAAAATGACGCCTGCCGTCGTCCGGCACATGTACCAGTGTCCCGTCCGGCATCAGCTTCATGGACAGCAGCCCGTCAGGGGCGGTGTTGGCCCACCGCGGCTGAATGGTCGGGCAGTGCAATTTCGGCTTCAGCCTTTCGATGAACTCTCCGAGATCCTCCGCGCGTTTGGCCACCGATTTGACAGCGCGCTCGATCATCGACCACATGTCCAGGGACGGCCTGAATCGCCGCGGGTCCCGGCTGCGGTAGACGACATAGACCAACAGGGCGCCGACGGCCGCATCCTCGTTGTCGGTATCGAAGTTGTAGCGCATCTGTCACTCTCCCTCCTTTTTCTGGGCGACGAATACCGCCAGTTCAAACAGACGGCTGTTTCTGTGGGGTGCTATCGCCTCCTCCAGCGATTGAAATTCACTCATTCCGAATCGCCTGACGTGTTCCTGCTTATAGCGCCCGGTTCGGATCTCCTCTTTTGGAAAAGCGGTATACAGCCTTTCGATACAGGAGATCATCCTGGCCAGGGAGAAAACATCAACGACAACGGGGATCTCCTCGAATTGCACGGGGTAGAAGTCTCTCGCGCACGCGATTGTGGCGCGAAAGTGGAGCCATTTCTGGCCGGAGACGGGGATGCAGAGAACGAAGGGCGGAACGGGAGGGTCGAGAAGCGTTTCGCGGACTTGTGCCCGGCTTGGGAATCGCAGAACGTCGGAGGTGGCCAAAAGGGCATAGTTGCGCAATGCCATGTATGAGAGGCAGAACGCGCACCCCTGGCAAACAGAGCCGCTGGTCGGGCGCCGGGCCTTGTCTATATCCGTGAAGGTGTCCCGGATGGCCAGCTTAACCGGCAGACCAACGCCGTCGGTCGGGGCGCCGCACAGCCAGCAGTGGGCGTCGGCCACGGCCTGCACGTTCACGTCGGGCAATGTAACGCCCGTGAGATCGCCGCACTGGATCACCACGGGATCGCTCTTACGCGCGGCCTTATTCATTCTTTCCGGCCGCCACGGTGTGGGCGTCAGAATCACGCCGGAATTGAGTGCCGCCCGACGGATGAATTGGGTCGGGGATGTCGCCTCCAATTACACCGCTCCTTCCGTAGATTCTCATTCCCGGTAAGAGAACTGTGGGAACTACTGGCCAGGAATTGGTCTTGTGCCTTTCCGTGGCAACCGGTAGCCAGTATTCAATGTCTCGGAAATGCGCCCGGTAAACAGGGCATCGCCGACGATTATAGGTTTGCCACAAAATCGGCGGTCCCGGATCCTGTAAGGCGCCCTGAATTATCATCCGGATCGTCCGGGTGGGTAGCCCAGCCACGCGCTCCTGGAATTTCCGCACGGCGTGCGGTGGAATGTAATATGGCGTAGCAAATATCATGGTCTGCGCTCCTCGTGGCGTAGGAAATCATCTATGATGCGCCGGAGAAGCTCCGACAATCGCAGCCCGGCGTCCTTGGCCATCTGAGCCAGGCGCCGGTGCTGGACCTCGGTCAGGTATACCTGGTATCTTTTCATTCGACCATCCCCCATATATAGTATACACCGGGTTGGTGTATAAGGCAAGCCAAAAAAAATACCCTCGGCCCGAAGGCCGAGGGGTCGAAACTTCCTAGATATACTGCTACGCTCAGCATATGACGGTCGGCCATGGCCACCATGGGTACGGCGCCACGGTCGAGTCTGGCATGGGACCGATGTACGGCATAGGCACCGATATCGGCACCACGGCCGGCCGCGCATCCTTGCACCGCTGGCAGTGCTGGCAGACATCGGCATTTCCTCGATACACCGCGTCAATGGGGCAATCGGGACAGTTATACGCTTCCATGCGGCATCACCTCATCCTTGGTCGGAGTCTTGGCGTCCGACGTCACCGCTCCCCACACATCCTTAGCCTCGCCAACCGCCGCCTCGATCAGGGCCTGCCACTGGGCGTCGGTCAGGTGGATGCCGATATGGGCAGCCAGTTCCTTGGCTTTATCGAGCGCCATCTGGTACTTCTGGCTGGACACCTTGATTCCCAGGGCATCCGCCACCTGCTCCACGAACGTCACGGCGATACCGGCGATTCCGTTGGCCGTCTGAAGCTGCTTGGCCGTGTAGTGCTTGTGGACGTAGTTGGTCACCACCCCGAGCAAAACGGTCCCGGCCAGGGTGATCAGGTCTTTCAGAACGGTGAAAATCTGGGTCTGAACCGAAGAATCCACGGATCATTCCTCCCTATTCCGGCCAGCAATTCGCCGGCCAAACCTCGTACACGGCGCCGCACTTCGCGCACCGGATGAGCACCGTACCCTTCGTCCGCAACCCCTCTCGATGCAGGCAGCAGCATTCATACGCTGCGACCATCGGCCCCGAGCCGTACAGCCCAGGGCCGGATCGCTCCCGCAGTTCCTCCGGCGGCAGGATGGTTTCCGCTGGATACACGGGCCTCACCTACCCCTCCCGGATGGACTTCGGCACCGGGGGCCTCAGATATTGGTCGTACCGGTACAGCATCTCCACTACCTGCTCCCGCGTGCATTGCCCCCGGGGATCGGTCCCATCGGCAATACCGGCCCGTTGAGCCCATTCCCACGCATCCTTGGCCCATGCGTCCGGCTGACTCTGTCCCAAAAAACTCGCCTCCTTCACGGCCGCCAAACCCTCCAGCGAGGCTGAATCCCATGCGTACCAGGATACGCCGTCCAACCCCGCGCCCTGGGCCAGATCGGCGAGATATCGCACGTCGTGCGCCGGGGGATAGGCTCCACGCGCTTGATACAGTTGCCCCGCTGGTATCAGAGGCTTGTTGCCGTACCACTTCCGGCAGCCGTCCATCGCCCGGCGCCATGCCGCCGCCACGGTCCAGCCGGCGTCCCACCAGTATACCTGGGGCAGCCAAACATCTACCCATGCGCCGAACGAGGCCCAGGGGAAGTCTGGGTGAAGGTCGGGCCAACCGAAGGACGTGAGCCCGATGGGTACACCGGCTGCTTTCAAGGTGGCGAACGCATCCCGCATTCCCGCCGCCCGATCCGGGTGCTGCTCAAATTCGATTTCGCAGTCCAGGATCAGCCACTGCGCTCCAGCGTCGATGGCATCCTTGGCCGCCGCCGCCTCGCCCCGCGGATCGGTGCCGTAGCAATACCCCCATGCTCCTAACCGCAGCCCGGCATCATGGCACGGCGTAGCCAGAGCCGCAACTTGCTGTGTCCAATAGTCCCACGACGTGCCGTCCCAACCCTTCACCATCAGGCCGGTCAGGCCCATATCCGTCGCCTGGCGCACCAGATCTTTTGGCGTGGGGCAGCTGGACAGTACGTAGATCCAAAGTTGTTTGCCCTCCCATGGTCTGGACACGGAAATCACCCCACCCTGGTCAACGTGATCTGCGGGCTGCTGGGCTCCCATGCCACCGCATAACCCATGTTCCCCGCCATGGCCCGAACCGGCAGAAGCGTGCGCCCGGTTTTGGAGTCAATTTTGGGCGCCTCGTCGAGAGCAATTTGCTCACCGTCCACAACGGCGACGGTGCTACCAATGGTTAACACGATCTGCTTGGCCTGCCTGGGTATGGCGGTCATGCTGGTCGTGTAGGAGTCATACACGTACCACGCCTTACTCCCGTTGCCCACAGGATCATAGGATGCCGCGATCCACTCATAGGGCATCAACCAATAGCCACCCAGGCCCCATCCGGGCCCCCAGGAGTTTGCCACCCTGAACAGCCGGGCGTCGTCGTCATAGCCGACGATGCACTCCTCGTGGCCTCCCTCCAGACTACCGGCCGGTAGAGGAATAATGCTCGTCTTGGGATCCGGTACGAAATTCTGGCAGACCATGTGCGCCACCGACAGCGGCCCGTACAGCCACAAGGCGTTGCAGATCGTCTCGATGGTGTAGTCCCCACGCTCCGGGTCTCCGGCGTTGAGCAACTGGGCAAAGCTCGGAATCTTCCACTGCGCAGCCGCGGACAATGCGGCGGCGGACGGCGGTGTGAGCGCCAGGTCGCTCTCGCCGGGGTTGTACTGATCCAGCGGGGCCGGGGGGCAGCCGTATTTCACGAACCCCTGCCATGCGGCCCAGGATGTCGAGCCGTCCTGGCCGGGCATCCCGTCCAGTTGCTTGGCCGCCCAGTAGGCGAACTCCCGGGACAGATCGCCTTCCGGCTCCTGGCCGGCCGAGATAAACCGGTAGCACACCGCCCGGGTGGCTCCATGAGCCGTACATGTACCCCGCTGCCCCTGGTCCCATATGGGCGGCGTGTTGGGAGCATAATCTATTTTGCGCGGCCGTGCTCCAGCAGCGATGCGGTACGGTCCCCCCATCAGCGTCTCCAGGCGGGGATGGGATACCGGTGGACTCGGCAGGTTGTCCAGTCGGTGGCCGGTCCGGGAATGGACCTTTGGTGACCGGTCAAGCAATTGACGGTGCAGATACCACTGTTCATGTTCGTATGACATGTTACCCCTCCTGCGTCCTGATTTGGTACTGCGGTTCATGAGCCACGATCCAATTACGCATCTTTTGCCATTGCGCCAGGAATAAGGTTGCCCTTTCTACCGATCGCACGTAATTCTGTACGTTTGATTCGAGGCTGGCCGACAGCGAATAATTCCAGCTTCCGTCCTCGACTTCCGCGCCATCCACCACGGTGAATTTGTTGTGCATGATCTCGTGGCGGCAACGAGAAGTGCCGATCACGACATCTATGCCGGCCTGAACCAGCGCGTTCACCTCCGGCCACTCGGCCTTTCCATGCGCCTGGGTGTGATCCATTACCAGATGGACTTCCACGCCCGATCTATGTTTCTCAATCAGAAGGTCACACAGTTTCGGCATATGAAAGCCATATATCGCCATGTGGATTGACTTTTGAGCACGGGCCAGCCAGGAAATAAATTCCCCGGCCGTGTCGTCGTCCGGGGAAAACAGGGTACGAATGGCCAGGTCGATCATTCCGTCCCCTCCCTGCCACCACGATCCATGCGCCGCAATTCATCCAGGATCGCCATGAGCTGCGAATCGCGGCGAAGCTCGATCTGCTTTTCTTCCTCCCAGCATTGGCGAAGGGAGGATTCCTCGCCGAGCAAACGGTCGATTTTACCCAATACATCTTTGATTGCCTTGAACTCTTGCGTGATCATCTCGTGGTCACGTTGCGCCCGTCTTTCGGCGGCACGCCCTAGGATGTTTGTGCCAACCATCAGTAATGGCAGGCTCCATAGCTGTATCGTATTGCTCCAATACAACATCTGCACTTGGTATTGCGGCCAGATAATAGGACCGAAACCATAAAGGAAAAACAGATATGTCATCCACATCGTGCCGAAGATCAACGTTACGCGCACGGCTATATCTTCATTGATCTTGTTGATCCGATCCATCAAGGTCTTATGCCGCTTGGCTATCACTTTCCTCCCTCCTTATTTCCCTCCTCTAGTAGCTATATATCCAAATGCCGCAAGTATGGCTGTACAAATACCGAGAAGCCAGCCAATAATCATATTGTGCACTCTCTGGTTTGCTCTTTGGGCATCCTGGCATTCTTTTCTCTCCACGTACTGCCCAGCCACCAGCACCCGCATATCAGCCATCGCCGATGCCTGCTCTTTGGCGAGTGTTTTCAGTTCGGCTATGTCTTCCTTCAGGCCGGAAATAGCTGTGGATAGCGCCATAACCTGGTCCTCAGACAATTCCCACCACCCCTTCGGAAATAGTGAGGGGCGGCTACTTGCCGCCCTTGCCACCCTTCTTTTTGCCGGAGGGCTTCTTTTTGCGAGCCACGAGAGTCACACTCCCCTCATGCGATATTTTGTGGCACCGTACCTACTTGCGCCAGCAGCGGCGATTGCGCCAAATCCGCCGGGCTGGGGAAGCGTATTCTATGACAGAGGTCCATTCCCGCTGCCCGGTACGCGTCTGCCCAGAGCGTGGAACAGATATACTTCCGTTGCTCAACCCACCAGGGAAGCACCACGTGCAGCGCGTACCGTGCCCATTCCCACAAGAGTAAACCATATGCGTAGTGGCTCCCGATGCGGTCAGTCACCCACTCCACGATCTGCCGCCGTTGCCCATCAGTCAACAACGCACACCGAAACACCGGCTGCCCGGCGAAAAAGGCGAGAGGCGCATAGCCCGTCGGCTTGCACCCCTCTGCCTGGATCACAAGTCCACCGCCGACATAGCCGGCAACGTGGCTGTATGGCGAGTGCTCCACGTCCTCAATCATGCGGTCAATAGGACTGGTGCCGCGAACAATCACCAAGTCGGCGGGAAGCAGTTGCACTTGGCATCACTCCAGCCCTGGGATGGAGGTCACTGCCGCTATGAACTGCGCCATCTGCTGTTGCGCAAGCTGGAAACCTCCCGCCATGTTTTGGTACTGCGGCATCGGAGAACCACCAGACGGGTACACTTTTTCCAGCGACAAGTACAGATATGCCAGCACATTCTTTTGAATGTCGGCCAATGCGTTGGATTGGTTGGCGTCAAGCGATACAGGCGTGTAGGTGGACTTTTGCAACGCGGGAAGTATGACATTGAACACAACATCATACAACAATTCCACCGCATAGCCGGTATTTGTCGCCAGGGCCACCGGATCGGCAAGGCTCGCATAGTATTTCGTCAGGTATTCAATACTACCTGCACCGACCGGGGCCACGGTAGGAATACTGCCAGTCCCGGATGGCGTATATACCTGCAACCCGATTGTCTGTTGTGTACCACCTGTCAGGTTTATGCTACCGCTGACGCACCCGCTAGCGGAGCACGTGACTATCACTTGTTGAGTTGCCACAGATGGATGAACTGCCAAGGATAGCGTTGCCACGCCGTTAGCCAGATTTGCCGTATATTGCTGCCCGGCAACCGCAAAAGTGACACTCGCTGGCGCGGTAGACGGCGGCAATTCCAGCGTAGCAGTTACGGTGTTATTCGCATAGGCCAGCGAGAAATACGGTCGCTGAACAATTTGACCGCCGACATACTCATATGCGGTCGGGTTGCCATACAAGTACTGCGCATTGGTCAGCGTGTCGCTAATCTGCACCGCTGTTTGGCCGGTTGGTACACTCGTAGGTTGTAAGTCCTGCGCGTGTTGAATGACGTTGTTGCCATCAATCAATATCCACATTATTACCGCCTCCTGTCTTGTGGCACGGCAGCCATCCCTACCGGAATGCCCTGCTGTTCGTGGAGCTCCATGGCCTTCTCCAATGCCATGTCGAGAACCTGGCGGTTGACCTCCTGCTCAACTTCGATGTCTATATGGTCCTGCGTAGCCTTAGAGTGATGATCGGGATGGTCTTCATCATTGAAAACAATGGGCGTGCGACCCCGGTCATACGCGCGGAACGGCTGAAAGTGGTGCAGTTTACCGTCACGCATCAGGAAATAGATGCAATGGTCAGGATGCTGCGCCGCCTCTTTGGCAGCTCTGCCAATAGCATCGTTTTCGTGCAACCAACGTTCACGGGTTCCAATAGGCGGATCACCGTTGCCATCCCACACCAATGCTTCCCAACGTTTGCGCTCCTTTTCCTCGATTTCCTCCTGGTCGATTGCCTGCACCGCTTGTTTTGCGATTGCCGTGCTAAGGATAATGCCGTGGTTAGCAGCGAAACGGATCAGGTCAATTGAGCGGATCATGAGAATACCTCCTTTTTTAAAATAGGAAAGCCGTTATTAGGTTAAGGGGACTAGTATAACCAGAATTACCATCTATTGCATAGGTCAGATTAGCAGAGCTGTCATATGCGGCAGCTAAATTATCTCTCGGAGTAGTGTCACCTACCATCGAAGTCCATGCGTTAGATGCATGGCTGTAAGCCGTGACAATGTTAATATAACCAGGAGAACTACCATCTATCGCATATGTCAGATTAGCAGAGCTGTCATATGCAGCAGCTAGATTCTGCCTCAAAATAATGTCACCCGCTATTGCAGTCCATGCGTTAGATGCATGGCTGTAAGCCGCGACAGCGCCATCATCACCACCTATCCCATATGTTAGATTAGCAGAGCTGTCATATGCGGCAGCTAGATTCTGCCTCCCAGTAGAGTCACTTGCCATTGCAGTCCATACGTTAGATGCATGGCTGTAAGCCGTGACAGTGGCAAGATCACCACTGCCATTAAGGCCATCTATCGCATATGTTAGATTAGCAGAGCTGTCATATGCGGCAGCTAGATTCTGCCTCCAAGTATTGTCACCCGCTATTGCAGTCCATGCGTTAGATGCATGGCTGTAAGCCGTAACAGTGTTAAGATAACCACTGCTATTATAGCCATCTATTGCATATGTCAAATTAGCAGAGCTGTCATATGCAGCAGCTAGAAAATTTCTCGAAGTAGTGTCACTTGCCATTGCAGTCCATGCGTTAGATGCATAGCTGTAAGCCGTGACAGTGGCAACGAGACTACTACCGCTACTACCATCTATCGCATATGTCAGATTAGCAGAGCTGTCATATGCGGCCACTAAATCATACCTCGGAGCAGTGTCACTTGCTAATTTAACCCACCCTGAGATATAAACCGCGGAATAATAACCGGCTGGATATATCCCGGCAGTTATTGTACGCAAAACACCATTATTCGGCACAGTACCAGCTATACCAGATATAACTGTCCCCGACAACACCTTGTCGGGTCAACGATCACACCTGCTGTGTTTTTGATTGACGGTACGGTTATCGCGTTCAACGAACGAAGTTGGGCCAATTACAACACCCCCTTATGAAGCGCAACCTCGCTATTGAATTTCTATGCCACTAATGGTTAGTGTGATTGCCCCGCTTGTGCCTTGCAATGCTTGAATAGTGCCGCCTGCTGGCACAGCGGTAGTCAACTCGCTTAAAACCTTTGAATCATTGCCAGCGATGGATGTTGTCCCTATTATCTGATTCGCCGCCGCCGTGCCATTGATGCCAATTATCACAGTTGCGGCGGACGATGTAGTATTACAGGCGATTATCTCTTTGATCATCGCCGTGGCGTAAGGCGCAGGCACATTTGCATTATTCGCTGGCGCAGTGTATAGCGTCGTCGCTGATGTTCCCGGCTGTCCCTCGTAAAACTGCCGGAAATACGGAGTCCCTGGCATGATCATCCCTCCTTATAACCAGTACGCTAGGTGCTGAAAGACGTTTACGCTGATTGTGCCGTTGCTCGCGACATTGACTCCCTGGCCGATCATGACACCGCCGAGGACGCTGGCTGTGGCGGGTTGCAGCGGTGGTGCCATTGCTACCCACGCCGTGCCGTTGGAATAATACCACTGGCCATTGTAAATGCCGATAGTGCCAGCGGCGGGGATGTTTGCCGTAAGCGATGCGATGCTTGTCGGCACCAGGTAGGTGCCGGTCGTATTGGCCTGGGTCAGCGCGGTGCTACCCAATCCGTTGTCCGGCGTGTTATCAGTCCAGCTTGTGGTCGTGTTATCATTGATCTGCACCAGCGGGTAAAATGTGCTGCCTCCCGCCTTGGTGCGGCCTATCAACCGGGCCACCACGCCGGTCGGTCCAATTGGGATGCTGGACAAATTCACCTGCTGGCCGCTTGGCGACACTGCGGCCGATACTGCACCATAACCGGTATTCCCCTGAACTATCAGCGTTCCGGTTTGCGGCTCCCCCTGCCAGTAGCCGGTAAGGAAGCAGACGACGTATTGGTACGCACCGGTCAAGACGCCGGCAGTGGAGCTTACCGCCGCCGTAAGAGCGCCTGGCGCTGAGATTGGCGCATAGAGAACGATTTTGCCAACATCAGCGTTTCCAGAAAGAGCGTCCGCGTATTGATTGACATCAGAGGCGAAGCGAGGACTCACATTGTCGATTACTTTGTAGAATCCCACCTATTTCACCTCCTTAACCTGCGTTCCATGTAACAGACCAGATAAACGTCGCCGCTTCGGTATTTGTCACCGACAACGG